AATGTTTTCGTCAATTACATCGTTGGGGTCAAGATTCAGTGCCCTACATGCATTGATCCAATACCAAATAACATCACCGAGTTCACGTTTCATATGGAATACTTCATCAGCAGACAATCGTTTACCCTGAAAAAGAATCTTTTTGGGCACTTCAATAAACTCGCCGGCTTCTGCGGCAAGTCCCATACATGCAGTAATCAACAACGGTACGTTAACGTCCGGATCATGTCTTTGTGTCACTTCATCAAAATTAGCATCAACTTCATCAAGTCGGTTCATGAATGTAGTCAAATCATTACTTGCTTTGCTAGTAACAGCCTCTACAAAATCTTTGTATTTGTTTAAATCAATATTGCTCATTAAAATGCTTTCAAAATAATCATATCTTGATTAAAGCGACCGTTAGGTGTAGTAGATACTGCTTTAATATCGTTAAAGAATTTACGTGCCGCTGGCTTGCTTCCCATAAGTTCTTTAAGTTGTTCTGCGGGTTTACGCAATGTTTTAACTTCACTCTTTGTAGAGTCAAAGCCCAACAGTGTGTTACCCTTTACTGTAAATGCTTTTGAATACTCATCAGCAATATAGTGATGCACCTTGCGCTTTGCACTATCATAAATCCAAGCTTCACTTGCACCTTGTAACTTGACAGGACTGATACTAATCAAATCAAGTTTTGCGGCTGTGTCTTTGAATGTTTTTAGATACTTGAGTTTAGAAACAATCTTCTCAACAGGTACCGCTTTGCGTTGTCGAGGTGCCTTGCTTGCTTTCTTAACTGAAATATATGAATTTAGGTCAGACAAAACTTGTTCAATAAACTTAACAATATTTCTAACTTGAATCTTTGTGAGGTGACTATAACCCTCAGTCAGTTGTTTGTCAGTACCCTCTTGTAGATCACTGAATTCTGTTTGCTTCTTTTTCCAAATATCAGCAATCAAACTGATATGTTGTGGCATGACATTAAACTTAGAAACAAGTTCCATTGTTTTTGTTTTAGTTTTGCCTTCTGTAATAAATTCGTCAAACACCGCTTCAAGTTCTCCTGCGGCATCTTTTGCCTTTTCACGCAAAATGTCTTGAATGTTAGGGCGATTAGAAACATCAACCTCTTTCTTAACTTCTTCGGGTTTGTTGACCACTTTTAACAAACGACTGATTTCGTTTTCAAGGGTCATGTCTTCATGTTCATTTAACTCAAACCCGCGCAATTTCATACGTGCCAACCAACACAATGTCATAAGAAATTCGTTCTCATGTACTTTACGCATTGTTTTTGCGTCAGCAGGTCTATTGTTCAAGTCAAGATATTGACTTAATAGTTCTTTAGCGTCTTTTTTACCATAAAACCTATTGTACCACGTAAAACTACGCATCATTGCTACCCTGCGCTTGTCTTCGTCAGGTTGTAGAACAAAAAGAGGCTCATCACCGTAATATTGAACATCTACATCTCTTGGATTTAGAGCTTTCACTTGACTGTGATCTTCTGAATTCTTTCTACGTGTCGCCATTGGTTACTCCTAAAGTTGATAGTATTTGTGTATTATAGCACAACCCGTATTTACTGTCAACCTTAAAGGAATGTACGATAAATAACTATATGCCGAAATTATCCCTATACCGCCCCAACAAACAAAATGATTACAAATTCTTTGACCGAACTATTTCGGAAGAATTGCGTGTAGGTGGTACAGACTTGTATATTCACAAGTATTTGGGACCGCAAAATCAGGGCCCAAGTAATGATTATACACTACCTGAGTATACAGAGACAGCCCCTACGGGCATACAAGATTTATTGTTTTTAGAAAACCGCGACCGAGCATACGACCCAAATATCTACAGATTGCGCGGGCATTATAATGTTCAAAACTTAGACTTTGATTTAAGTCAGTTTGGATTGTTTTTAAACAACGATATCATTTTTATAAATGTACACTATAACGACATGGTTGACATTGTTGGTCGCAAATTGATGGTTGGTGATGTACTTGAATTGCCTCACTTACTTGATTATAATCCTTTAAAAGAAACTATTCCTATAGCGTTAAAAAGATTTTATAGTATTACTGATGCTAACTATTCTAGTGAAGGTTTTAGTCAAACATGGTATCCTCACATGTGGCGAATTAAATGTGAGCCGTTAGTTGACAGTCAAGAGTTTGCTCAGATTCTTAATGAACCTATTAATTTAGACACATATCTAGGTTTGTGGGATAGCACCAAAATATATCCACCGGGGTATGTTATTACGTTTGGTGATAAAAATTACACATCATTAATTGAAGTACCGGCAGGAACTATGCCACCTAATCTAACGTACTGGGAACTTGACCCGGATCAGAACTTACGTGATATTCTTGCTACTTATAATAAGAATCTTGAAGTTAATAATGCTGTACTTGCGGAAGCACAAAGATTGTTACCAAAGTCGGGCTACGATGCAAGCAAGTTATATATTGTTCCCACATACGGTGTTTATAGTGAAAATGGAGTATTGTCACGTAAGTTAGATCAACCAGCACCGCCCATCAATGTAGTAACATCTTCAAGTAGTACCGGGGCGCCTAACCCTACTGTTGAGATTGTATCTAATACTCAGTATGTTAATGACAGTCCTGTATTAAGAATTCCAGCAGCTACTATAGCTAAAATTTGGACAATGACATTAGATTCATCGTTTACTAGTATTGAAGCCAACGCAACATTATCTTTATCAGCACTCAGAGTGACGCCTCAAATGGAAGAAGGTGGTTCGGTAGCAATTGAATGGGATACTGTGTTGTCCGTAGAAAGTATGGGATTAATAACAGGCCCATATGGTACAGCAGACAACACTTACGCAACCGCAGATCAAGATCCAGTTGCTCCGGGTTTTACTGGTACAGCACCGTACGGTCCTAACACAATGGATTATCGTGCTGATTGTGATCCAAGATTCCAATATATTGCTCGCAGTAGCCCACGTAGTTTTGGTTATACTATGGGTTATCTGACAGGGGCAGGTTTAGATAGTATACCTAACGGTTTCCCAAGTGGATCAGGCATTGCATTCCCGCAAAACCCATCAGTAGGAGAATACTTCCTGCGCATTGATTACTTACCTCAGCTATTATTCAGATGGGATGGTAAAATTTGGGTACGCATCAGTGAGAATGTCAGAACAAATACTGGATTTGCTAGTGAAGACAACCAATCAGAATTGAATAGTTTCATTAATGATACTCAACAAACAAAACTGACAGATGGCACGTATGTACCACAACGTCAGGCGTTGTCAACTATATTAATGCTTGCACCAGACAACAACCCACCTATACCACCTAACTTATAATATGGCACAATTTTTTTACGACAACCAGATACGCAGATTCTTAATTCAATTTGCAAAAATTTTTAGTTCATGGCAAGTTACTAGGGGTAAAGATCCTGCGGGTAATGACATTCTAGTACGTGTTCCTGTTATGTACGGTGATAGTAGCAGACAGGCTGCGGTTATTATTGCTAATAATAGTGCAAGCAACACACCCAGCGCACCATTGATTACATATTATATTAGTGGATTAGAGTACGATCAAAAACGAACACAGGATCCCACATTCATTGATAGACTTAATGTACGTCAACGTACATTCAATCAAGAAACAGGTCAATATGAAACAACACAGGGCCAAGCATTTACTATTGAACGTTTGATGCCCGTACCCTATACATTACGAATTACTGTTGACTTTTGGACTACAAACTATAATCAAAAATTAGAATTGATTGAACAATTGGGTACATTATTTAATCCTTCATTAGAAATCCAAAGTACCGATAACTTTATTGACTGGACTAGTTTAAGTGTTGTTTACCAAGATGGATTAACATTTAGTAGTCGTAGTATTCCGCAAAGTACTCAAAACCCCATTGATGTACTGAGTTGGAAATTTTACATGCCCATCTGGATAAGTACTAGCACCAAACTTAAAAAGTTTGGTGTTATTGAAAAAATTATTGCAAGTATTTTTCAAGGTAAAGCATTAGAAGATATACAAGATGATGACTTATTATTGGGTACTAGACAAAAGATTACTCCATACGGATATAAAGTATTATTAATAGGGAACAGATTGCAATTACTTCCTGCCAACGAGGCATTTGATCCAAGTAATATTGATTTAAATTATCCTTGGCATCGTTATTGAACGTGTATGGTGCAGTTAAACCGGGTATTAGTCAAATATGGTTACAAAATCCATACATGAATACTGACATTGTAGGAACAATTGTACCTGATCCAACCGATGACAGATTACTAATATATGATATTGATCCTGACACATTGCCACAAAACACATTGGATCCTGTTACCAGTGTTATAAACCCGCAGACATCAGGACCTAATGCAGGATTGCCGGGACCAGTTAACGGTGTCCGATATTTGCTTGTTGAGAATATAGGTCAAGTAGGTAATCCTACAGTAGCATGGGGTGATTTAATTGCTAATGCAAATGATATTGTAGAATATGATGCAGGCACAGGACAATGGTTTGTAAGTTTTGATAGCCGTGCTGATACTAGTGCAGTACAATATGTGACTAATTTAACAACTGCAATTCAATATCGCTATACACCAGATGGTGTGTGGATGAAAAGTTTTGAAGGCTGGTACAACCAGGGAGATTATTCTATTGTGATTTAATTTGTGATAAATCATAATATGAGTAACACATCCGCCGGCGTTTTCTTTTACTCTAAAAGAACTCAACGATATCTATATCTACTTAGAACTGACAAGAAGAACCCAGGTAACTGGGGAATTCCAGGTGGTAAGGTAGAAAACGATGAGACACTTATGGAAGGTGTTGAGCGTGAGTGTATGGAGGAAATAGGTTACTTCCCCAAGAAAGCAAAACTAGTTCCAATACAAAAATTTGTAAATCATTCATTCACATATCACACATTCTTTTGTACAGTTGACAAAGAGTTTACTCCTGTATTAAATGAAGAACATTGTGGTTATGCATGGGTAGGTGATAATCAATATCCAAAACCATTGCATCCGGGCTTGTTCAACACAGTAAATTTTGATGTTGTAATAGATAAATTAGAAGCACTAACAAAAAAGACAGCCTAAGCTGTCTTTTTTATTTTAGCAGTTTTGCAACTGTATCATATCCTAAAGTACCAAGCACTATACCTGCTCCCATCATCATCCATCTCCACTTTTCGAGAGTGCCTATTTTATCAGACATTGACTTATGAGCACTTGTACTCGCTTCTTGCATTTCTTTAAGAAGCACGTGTGTTGCTTCATTGTTGTTGTTGAGAGAGGAGTTCAAGTCTTTGATATCAGCTTTGATTTCACTGATATCACTCTTGATGTCATCTACTCGTACTTGAAGAACAGCTACGTCGGTTTCAGTTTTAGTAGGCATTTTTATTGTTTGAGTAGCTGACATGATTAAGCAGCGTTAATTGTTACGATTGGGTTAGGTTGACCTTCGTATGTATTAGCAGCATATGCAGTATTGAATGTAGCGATAACATCAGGGTTAACACTATTAACAACAGCAGTACCTGTACCAGAACCGGCTGCTGTAGCAACGAATGTAACACCTGTCATGTTACTTGCTGAACCACATAATGTCCAATCTGTTGTACCAGTACTATAAATTGTATATAATGTACCTACTGATAATGAACCGGCTGCAACTTGTGCTGGGAACACTTCAGTATTGTAATCATTAACACTTGAAACATATGCCGTAGCAGTGTCTGCATCAGTAGACAAGATGTTCATTGTGTTTGGTGTCAATGCTGTGTTAGCAACGTTAGCTGTATAACACTGTGCAACTAAACCAGTTGTACCACCTTGTACCAAATACTTTGTTTTACCTTTTTGACGCAAGATGAAACCTGCTTCGTCATTTGCATACACATAATTTTGACCTACACCACCAATTGTAGATGCTGCATTTGCTGCCAATGTGATACTATCTTGCAATGCGTTAGGTGTACCAGTAGCAGCAGTCATAACCTTTATTGCACCACCCAATGACGCAGAAACTGTAAAGGCTGTTGCATTAGGATTTGTGGAAACAAAATAGTTAACACCTGCTACCAACGTGCCTAAGTTAGCACTGAATGAAACTGGTTGATTAAGTGCTAGTGTTTGAGCATTTCCTGTTGTGCGAATAAAATTTCCAGTAACAAGTGTGTTTGCAACTGCAACTGATACATAACCAAATGTACCTGTAGCAAAACCTAAGTTAGTAGTTGTACCATATGCGTCAACAGCTTGAATTGCAGAACCAGATGAAAGTGTGTTTGCAAAGTCTGTGCCGGCACCATATACTAATGCACTAGCATCGCTTGAGTAAATATTACCTGTACCAGAGATACCAATAGCAACTCTTGGTAGAACTTGTGAACCAACAATAGCTGTGTTACCACCAACTACACCGTATGTGTTAGCGTTAGTTGCAGGGAAACCTGCGCCACCAACTGGGTTATTGAAGTATGCATCAACTACACCAACTGATGCAGAAACTGAACCACCTGTTGTGTCAGACAATGCAACCGGTGTGCTTGTTGTGTTTGCGCTTAGATCAGTAGCAGAAGCTGTGAAATTATTAGCATCAATGACTTGTAATACATAATATGTTGTTGCGGCTGATAAACCACCAACGCTTGATGCTACTACGAATGGCATATTTGCAATAATACCTAATGTGTTTAAGTTTTGAGATACGGTAACATAATCTGTTGCCGCTGTTGTATCAGTGATTGTTAAGACTGCTTGAGCCTTTGCGATTTTTAGAGGACGTCCCATTTGATTTTCCTTTGAATAATTAGTGAGTTCTAGTCACTACGCAGTGGGGTACTGCATAAACCTGCCGAATGCAAGTGTATGATGTATTTATCTAAAAAGACTAAAATTAAGTTGTAGGACCGCCAAGATTTGGCGTTGGGAATATTCCAGTAGTACCTGTATTAGCATGTGGCATACCTAATTCTGTAATAGTAAATGGGGCAGATGTTACTCCAGATACTTCTAAGAATGATACTATATTGCCTTGACCTACAATAATACTGTTATTCACTGTGTTAGCAGGAATGATTGTGCTGTTAGCATCAGCTACAGTGTATGCTACACCGTATGGGCTATATCGTGCTGTAGCATTACTGATTACTACGGCTGAATTTGCAGTTAGTGTTAAACTTGTATTGTTAGCAATAGCTTTTACAATGCCTGCAGTAGCACCTGCTGTGTTACCAATCCAAGCACCAACATTTAGTTGAGTCAAGAATGTTGTGCCAGAACCTGTCACTGTTGCACTATTAGTGGCAGCGGTTATTGTACCTGTCAATGCAACATTGGGGAAGCTAGTTGTATATTGTATAGGACTACTTGTAGTCGCTATTTGTATTTTATCCGTAGCGATGTTGCCTGATGTTTGTACTGCTGAACTTGCTGTATATGCGTATGATGCCATTTTTAATTCCTATATTATATTTATGTTTATAGTCTACCGATTGCGACTTCAATTACGCCTTCGATACCTTCAAAGTTTTCTAATGCTTTACCAATAACTGTTCCCATTAATGGGGACATTGCAGTTCTTGCGTAACCATTACCTGCACTAATCATCATGTCACCCTTGTAAATTGTACCACGTACTTTACATGGTACACGACCTTGTAAAGCAATAGCAACTGCAATACCTTGACAGTTTGCATTCATGGCATATGCTGGGTTAGTTGATACTACACCTGCTACTTTATTAGTACCGTCTTCAGCGATGGTGACTTCCTTTTCTCCACCAAACTCCAACACAGTACCTGGTTCGTATTCAGCATCAGCTTCATAATATTCTGCCAAATCAGCATATGTAGAATTTAATCTAGAGCCTGCGCTTAGTGACCAATTACCAGTGATAGTACCTGCTGTGGTGTTTGCTCCTGTCGTTAATACGGTTGCACCTACTGTACCGGTGAATGTTGGTAAATATGCTGCAACATTACTATTACTATATGACCCGGCAAAACTTATAGATACACCGTTAGCGTAGTAATAGTTATCTGTTTTAATACCAGCAGTCGCAACGTTAGCTGTAACTGTTAGCGATGCCAGTGTGCCGGTGCTTGTTATGTTTGGTTGTGCCGCAGTTGTTACAGTACCTGCTGTAGTGGCACTACCTGCACTAGTTGAATATGTTGCATTAGCAACAGTACCGCTTACGTTAGCGCCGGCTACTGCATTAGCTGTTGTTGCAAATGATACTGCTCCTGTTACGTTAGCACCTGCCACTGCATTAGCTGTTGTTGCAAATGACACTGCACCTGAGACGTTGCCACCTGCCACTGCATTAGCTGTTGTAGCGTATGTTGCTAATCCTACAGCACCTGAAACGTTTGCGCCTGCTACACTATTAGCTGTTGTTGCAAATGACACTGCACCCGAAACGTTTGCACCTGCCACTGCATTAGCTGTTGTTGCAAATGACACTGCACCACTTACATTAGCACCTGCTACACTATTAGCTGTTGTTGCAAAAGCAACTGCACCTGACACGTTAGCACCCGGAATAGAAGTTAAACCAGTAGCTGCACCATAATGAGTACCTACAATATTTGCTCCGGATATGTTGCCGGTTGCTGTAATTAACCCAGCTGTACCAATGTTACCAATGTTAGCATTTCCGGATATAGATAACGAAACTAATGTACCTATACTTGTTATATTTGATTGTGCCGCTGTTGTTAATGAGCCGGTTATAGTAGTAAATACACCGGCCGCTGCGCCTATATTACCTACATTGGCATTACCAGTAGCACTGATAACGCCCCCGGTTGTCAAGTTTCCACCGCGAATATTACCAGTAGCAGTAATCAATCCAGCTGTACCAATGTTACCGATATTAGCATTAGCTGTAACTGATAAGGAAGCTAGTGTACCGGTACTCGTTATGTTTGGTTGAGCATTAGTCATCAGTGAACCAGTCAACTGACTTGCTACAACTGCACCGGTGTTAGCATATACATTACCCACAGAAAAGTATGGACCGGTATGAGTTAACAACCCATTACCGTTTAAAATATTAAAGTAAGGTGAACCCTGTAATGTTCCACTATTGTTAAATTGAATTGAGGTGTTAGTTCCGGCGGCAACTAGTGTAGATGTGCCACCTACAGTAGTAATAGCCAATGCGTTTGGACTATTTGTATATGTTAGACTTGTACCATTCAATGGTCCTGTAAAGTCTGCATTAGCATATAACTCTACATTCCCTGATGATGGGAAGTTACTGGCTACTTTAATGTAGAAGTTCTGACTGTTAATGTTTGCATTTGATACACCGTTTGCACCTGAAATAGTAACAACTGATCCATTAGTATATGGTATCGTGTTAGCAACTGTCATTATAACAGGGGTAGCATTTGATAGTGCTACTATGTTTGCTACAATCGTTGTCTTTGGTGTCCAAGATAGATTACCTAAACCGTCTGTTTGCAATACAAAACCAGTAGAGCCACCGGTTAATTTAGCATGTGAAACATCACCTAAGTTAATTTTGAAACTAGCGTTGGCTGCAATAATGTCATTGTTTGGCCAATTGTCCCATGTATTAGTACTTGACACATATGTTAATGTTTGGCCGTTTAACGGTGCATTGATATTAAAGTTGGCACCACCAGAGCCGTCAATTTGACTGAAACTAATGTTTGAGTAAGACGTTAATACTTCAACGTTTTCATTAGGAGTAGTCTTACCGATGAATAGTCGCTTGGCATCTGATGCCCAGCCAAATTGCGCTTCGTCAAGTTGTGGCAAATCAACCAGATTACCTGATCGTTGCTGAATTTTTGAGATTTGAATGATTGCCATAAGTGTAATTCTTTACAGATTTACACTTATTTATCAATTTTTGTTACAAGAACTGTGTATAGTACTGTTCAACTCTTTTGAACCACAGGTCAGTGTATTTGTCAAATTCACTATCTTCTATGATGAATTCCTGATATAAGCAAGTAGGGTCACACATAAAAATAACCCCCTTGCGAATCTTTGTACCATGTACTTCATTATGAGCATTAGCATAGGCTGCTAGTTGAACAAAGTAATCATCAATCCATTCACGTTTTTTGGGTTTATTTGTCTGTTTGTGATCCATGATAGCTTCATCACCATCATGTACACCTGCTAAGTCAGTCGTACCTGCATAAATTTTTGGATAATAGAGAGGAACTTCTGTACCCCAATATTCATTACATTTAACAAGACCTTGATAGATGATATTCTGGGCCATTTTATGACTTTGAATGCTATATGGATTACTTCCGGGTTCTCCAATTACACCTGTTTTTATGTAATCTTCAATCCACTTGTGCATACGTGTTCCACGACCCGCGGCTTCTGTTGTGATCTCTTGTGCTTTTTGAACACCAACACGCTTCCGCCAATTTTGTAATGCTTGCTTAGATTCTTCTGATTTGGTAAAATCTAATATAGTAGTTACACTGGGAAGTTTCTCACCATCTGGTGTAGCGTATTTTCTTGATCCGTTAATTGTTTCTCTGTGCAACGGTGTGTATTTGTATTTTTCTGTTATCATATGTGTAATAGATATTTTGGCATTGGATATATTTTATTAGTGAGTGCAAGCATACGATTTATAATAACATTTATTATTTTTAATTCGTGTTCAGTTATAGCTGATAAAACGTCTCGGTGTATCCCCATTACTTTTATATCCGGATGTAATATTATTTTATTTAATTTCAAAATAAGATCATTACTATGTTCCCAAATAATCGAATCACGTTGTAAACCTTCTACTTGATTTATAGCGTGTTGTTTGTTAATTTCATCTTCAACAAAAAAAGAATAGAAAATTCCTTCATATATTGGTAGGCTGTGAAATATAGGATAAAATAATTTGTAGGCTAGTTCGGATAAACTACATTTTGAAGTTAAAGGTTCTCTTTTAATTTTGAAGGGAGTGTAGGGTGATATAAAATATTCTATTTCTCTACCAAACAACTCTGCATATTTTTTATATGTTGTATTACAATTAATGACTTCCTCAAATTCTTGAAAGTTATTATTACCTATTACATTGTCCCATTCACTAATACTTGTTTCTTTTATAAAAAAATTCTTTGAGTCTAATAATAGATAATCATCATCAAAATGATATGCTAATAACATTTTTTGTAACTGATGCGATGTCCAGTTTTGATAATTTTTATTCAGATCACCGTATCTATCTCTTGGTCCAAGCTGTATAATGGGATATTCATGATAAATTTTAGGTATAATCAATAATTCGTGATTTTTATAATAAGGTTGTAGCCATTTATTCCAAAAATCTATGTCAGCATATTCTTCATTAATTATAATTACATGCTTGCATGGATGTAAAAACCGCTGAATGCTTTCAGCTTGTAATAACATTTGCTGAAAATCTCTATTACATGTTACTGTAGCTAGGTACATTAGACTCTAAAGCTTTCTCCACAACCACAACGGTCACGTTCATTAGGATTATTAAATTCAAAACCTTCATTCAATCCATTGCGGACAAAATCAATTTCTAAACCCTGAACGTATGCACAACTTTTTGGATCAACATATAATGCACAACCATCACACTCTACTTTAATATCTTCTTCTCTAGGAGAGTCAACATATTCTAACACATAGGCTAAGCCTGAGCAACCCGTAGTTTTTACACCAATACGAATTCCCAGGCCTTTACCTCGTTTAGTTATTGTTTGTTGAATCTTGCGTGAAGCTTTTTCAGTAACCGTTATCATTTCATTGCATTATGAGCCATTTGATTTACAATCTTAGAACCTTCATCAGCACCAGGTTCATTACCTTGTGCTTGTCCTTTAAACACTACATTGTCACCTTGAATATTAGCGATATATTTGTTTAATGGAGGATTTTTAATCATGTCGTACAAATCGTTTTTGTCAATTATTATATCATTATCTCTGTAGTATTGCAAGAGTTCTGGAA